CAAAATTGTGCAGGAGATGTACTATGGACATGGATATACAAGAGGAGAAGGTATACGTCAAAGGTGACGTAGAGAACCTAGACCTTAGGGTCGGGGACTATAATGGTTTAGTCAAGCTCACGAGGCAGATCCTCAAAGAGGCTGAGAATCTCCCACAGCCCAATATACCATCCAATCTTCTGGAGGAGGGGATTAGAACCTCCAGACAAGGAGCTGGTCAGGAAAAGAAAGTGCCAATTACTCCCATCATGAAGGCTATGCTAGAAGCCAACGGGGAGTCAACTGACATCGCGTTTGACCAGGATCTCACAAAGACTGAGATAGAGTTGAACCAGAAGGTCAGGGACAGACTGACAAAGGTTAATGGCCCTGAGAAACTCGATTACCCCGAGGTAGACAACCTTCTGGAAAAAGAGCTTTACAATGTCGACTGTTGGAGAAACAGGAAGGACAACATGCGCGACATTGGACCCGGACAGGCGAGAGAGCGCGCCAAGCTGATTGTTATGTACTCGAAGAAACCTGACTTCGAGGGGCTCCTCCGGAAGCTTGAGACTGATAAGCTTCTACAGAAAGCGGTGGAGGAGGCTTGGTTAATCATGCCTGCTGTTACGGCGGATACCGAATTCACGGAGACTTCCCTGCCTTTCGACAAGAAACACTCCAATGTCGGGTACCCGTTCTTCCATAGAGACAACGTCGTCGACCAGAGTACTGGTAAGACGTACGCCCAGCTCAGCCGCGAGCTGGCCGAGAAACAAACCTTCCGCACCTTGCCTAACTACAACCTCTCTATTATGTTTGGGCGTAATCAGAGACTCAAGGGTAGGTTAATCATCGCCGAATCCCGTGTAGTTAACCTTTTCTTCAATAGGCTAGAGGCAAGAGAGATTGAAGCCTTGAAGAGTCAATGCCCTGTATTTGCAGGGTACAATGACGGCGCCTTCCTGAAGAAAGTCCTGCGTCAGATGGCTGAAGATGCCATGAGATCGGGCTTCAGGATATCCAACTGGGATCAGTCGAAGTTTGACTTCCACATTAACCCAGTCTGGATAGCACTAATTGGTGCTATGCGTGTGGCTACCAGTAGAGGAGCATTATCCAAAAAGCTCGCTTATTGGAGGGCCGTCTTCAATATCCGTCAGTGGGTCATTGACGGTATTGGACAGGAGGTACTGGGTATCTGGGGTAGGATGCCCTCCGGCTTCATTGACACCAATCAGGGTGACTCCTGGGTTGAGGTCATAGCAACAGCGTACTGTCTCGCGAAACAGGATCCCAAATATTTTGACCTAATATGGCACGTCTTCAAGTACGTGATATTGGCAATGGGTGACGACTGCTTGATGATGTACCGTCCTGATTACTTCAAGAGCGATGTATTTGTAAAGGACATGGCCGAGCTTGGATTTGAGGTTAACATGTCGAAGTACGACTATGGGGCCTTCTTCCTACAGAACCGCGTGTTTCGCGACAAGGGATATAGGATGATTTACCCCTGGCCTAGAGTTCTCAAGTCGATGCTATTTAAAGAGAACCCTAGGCAGCTCGGGACCTACGGCTGGTTGGTAGCGCAGCTCCAACAGCTATCCAAGCTATTCGAAGACGACCAATCACTCGATTCAGTAGTACTTCTGACATACAAGTACGATAAACTTGAACTGGGATATAATGTCACCACTGAGCAGGTGATTACCGGTATTAAGGCTGAAGATGAGGCAGCTAAGAAAGAACAGAAACCTGCGGAATGGCGCTCCACCGCCGAAAAACTCTACGATGGAGATCCGCAGAAGAGCGACCAATTCAAGAAGGATGAGCTCGACAGTGCCTGGATCTCGCAGGCGCTCTACTTCGTGAAACAGTCTATCGATCGCGTCAGGAAACTTAGCTGAGGCGTTAAAATCCTAGGGGAGCTATAAGCTCATAGCAGAA